ATGGAATAACACAGCGCCAACTTCGTCTGTGTTTACGGTTGGAAATGATGCGTCTGTTAATGCAAACACAAATAACTACGTTGCCTACCTATTCGCCGCAGTAGCTGGATACTCTGCATTTGGTAGTTACACAGGCAATGGAAGTGCTGATGGGCCTTTTGTGTACTTGGGGTTTAGGCCAAGGTTTATTATGTTTAAAAAATCATCAGCCGCAGAAGATTGGGTAATTTTTGATACTACAAGAAATGCATCTAATCTCACCAACTTACAGCTTTATCCTAACCTGTCATCAGCAGAAGCTACTGGTGTGGCTGGTGTTATAGATATTTTATCTAATGGATTTAAAGTCAGAGGAACTTCTGATGCCCTAAACACTAATGGTGGCACATACATATTTATGGCTGTAGCCGAAAACCCATTCAAACTTTCTCTTGCGAGGTAACTCATGTTTTTACTCAACGGCAATCCACTTCCACTTGACACACCATTCACCATTGATGGCACAAGCTATCCAGCCAACTGGCTACGCCTAACAAGCATTGCAGAGAAGAATGCTGTTGGCATCACAGAGGTGGCAGATGTGACCACCACATACGATGACCGTTTTTATTGGGGCGTAGACAATCCCAAGCAATTGGAAGACATCACAGTCACGCCAGACCAAGGTGACCCATACACACAGTATGGACTCAAACACCAATGGATTGCACAGGTCAAAGACACCGCAAACAAACTGCTTGCCCAGACCGATTGGATGGTGATTCGCAAGGTTGAGCGTAGCGTTGATGTGCCTGCTGAAACAGTTACCTACCGTGCCGCAGTCATTACTGAATGCACACGGCTTGTGATTGCCATCCAAGGCTGCGCTGATGTACCTGCTTTGATTGCGGTTGTAACTGCACAAGGATGGCCCAAATGACACCTGTTGAAGCCCGATTAGATACGCATGAACAAGTGTGCGAGTTTCGCTACGACAGCATCAACGCACGTTTAAAACGCATCGAACAGATATTGATAGGGTCATGTGCCGCCATCATTGGTATGCTGATGACGCTTGTTTTAAAGCTCTAGGAACGTGAAATCGAGCCGATCACGCTGGCGCTTGCTGCAATAGCCGGAATCAAGCAGGGCGTGGCTCTGTACAAGGATGCAAAAGCTGCGGGTACAGACCTTTACAAGATCACCAAAGAAATCTCTGGATTTATTGGGCAATTCTTTGACTCACATGAGGAGATCAAAAAAGAAGTCAAAAAGCAAGAACTTGACCCGCCCAAAACCAAATCAATGAAAGCACAGGCACTAGAAAATGTGTTTCACCAGATTGAATTAGAGCGCCAGTCAGTAGAATTGCGTGAGTTTTTGATCTACCACACAGACCCAGCACTAGGTGCGGTTTGGTCAAGGTTTGAGGAAGAATACAAAAAACTAAACGAGGAAAACGAGAAGCAAATTGAACTTGACCGCCAAATGGAGATTCAGCGCAAATGGCAACGCAGAAAAAGACTCAGCAATCTGCAAGACAAGGCGCTAATAATCGCAGCAGTTCTGACGCTTACTATATACCTCCACCTCCTCCTATGGTCAATCAAACAAATGACAACGGGCAAATAGTTTTTTTGATTTCACTGATTGCGGTGATGTTGATTTTGCCGTTGTTCCTGTATTTGATGGCTTCGATGTATTTTGATATGCTTGTGTTGCAACAAGAAAACAAACAACAGCAGGCCATTATTCGCCGCCTTATCATTGAATTGGAGAACAAAAAATGATTCCCATAGTCGCATCGTTACTTGGCACATTGGCTCAAAACGGCCTTGGCCTGTTATCTAGTGCCATCCAAGCCAAAGGCAAGGAAGTGGTTGAAAACACGTTGGGCGTAAAAATTCCTGACAACCCCACACCAGAGGACGTTAGCAAGCTAAGAGAGCTGCAATACGCCCATGAGGAAAGACTGCTTGAGCTGGGCATTGAAAAAGCCAAGATGGAACTTGCCGAGCTTGATCTGCTGGCAAAGGCCGCCCAGAGTGATGCAGATAACGTGACAGACCGCTGGCAGGCAGATATGTCTAGTGATTCATGGCTGTCCAAAAACATACGCCCTATGAGCCTTATAGCTATCTTTATGGGCTATTTTTTGTTTGCCATGATGTCTGCCTATGGGTACAACGCAAATGAATCTTATGTAACCCTGTTGGGTAACTGGGGAATGTTGATTATGGGCGCGTACTTTGGCGGCAGAACAATTGAAAAACTTGCTGATATGCGAGGTAAAAAATGAGCCTATCTAACGAACAAGCGGCATTCTTGTTGGATGCTTGCAAACTGATTCAATACGCCACAGAACAAGGTTTTAAAGTTACTGGTGGGGAACTATCCCGCACACCAGAACAGCAGGCCATTTACGTCAAAACAGGCCGTTCTAAGACCATGAAATCCATCCACCTAAAACGCTGTGCTATTGACTTGAACTTCTTTAAAGATGGCAAGATCATCTGGGACAAGGCCACCATTGCGCCATTGGGTGCATATTGGGAATCTTTAAATGTCAAAAATCGTTGGGGCGGTAATTTTTCCAATTTGGTGGATTGCCCGCATTTTGAGCGTAATGTTTAATCTGCAAAAAAGTGCAGTAAGGCAACAATAACAACAATGCCAATAATTGCGCCTATGAACAAAATTGCAATGGTGATGATTACTTCTTCCATCGGTCGCATATCTCCTGTACGTTTTTGGTTTTTTTAGGTTTTTGACATAGCTCGCTGATTGACTTTTCTTTTGACTTGCGCTGCATTTGGTAGATATTGAGAGGCGCTGGCGGCAATAGGTTATAACCGCCAACGCCTATCATTGACAAGCACAAGATGATGCGGCTAATCATGTTCGTTTATTGAATAAAACCAGTCATCTCCAGCCGTCCACTTGCGTGTGCCATCGACTGAGTAAATGGTTTTTGCTGCTTGGAAATCAGGAAACTTGGCTTGCTGGATCAGGCTTTGGTCATACCACAGGCATCGGTTGTTGGGTTGGGCGGCAAACTGACCATTGTCTAGCTTAATGAAATTAAACGACTTATGTTCCTCAGCGGTCTCGGTAAAGCCAGTGTCAACGTCCATGCCGTCAGCACAAAAATCAACAGTGAACATATATGTCCCAAAATGCCATTGCTTATCTTTACCAAGAAACTTAACGCCAAGGTTACGCAAGCCAATCTTTTCCACAATGGTGAACCGATAGCCCATGCAATCCCACAACTGGAGGGTATCCACAGGCAGGTCACTAGCGCCCTCTTTCCACACATAGGCGTGAATGGGTAGCTTGTCGTACAAAGCGCCGTATTCGGTCAGCAGCGACTCAATCCTGAATACCTGACCCCTGATGGCTTTAAGACTGACCCACACGCAAGGCACAAGCTCGCCATGCCCTTTGGTGTGGTTGTATAGGAATTCAGCCTTGATAAAGCATTGCAAGGGCGGTAATGATGCGACAAGATAGCTCATGTGTTTTTCTCCTTGAGTTGCTGTTCAATGTACTTGCGCAGTTCGTCAATTTCTTCATGCAACCGCTGTTGAATCATTGAGTGGCTAATCATTTCGCTTTGATGGTCAGGGTGTTCTTCACAGCGTTGATAGAAGTATTTGATGTCTTCGTATTTCATGTGTTGTTCTCCTCGGCATAGCCGTTCTTTTGCTTGAGTTTGGCTTCAATGCTCTTTGCAAATGATGTGACCATAGTCATGGTGCTTCTGTCGGGTTTTGTGGCTTCTTCCCACAAATTCCTAATTTCTTCTCCCTCTAGCCCTACCCATTGGCGCTGTGGTGGCTCTTGCATTGAGTATTGGCACATACACCCTTGCAATATGCTTGAGTGACCACCCTCTACCTTTCCGCAGTTTGGACAAGTGTTCATGTGTTGAGTTCCTTCATATCAACTCCCGCTGGACAGGCGTAAATTGCCATTCACGCTCTGCCCTGCCAGATTTTGATTTGGTGGTGTGTCCAGTCAGCTCAACCATGCCAAGCCGCGCCATTTCAGGTAAACGCCTTGCCACTTGATTGCTATCTAGACCACTCAAATAAGCAATGCCATCTTTACCCATTGGCCCAAAACGCTCAAGACAATGCATAATTAATTTAAAGTGCAAATCGCTAGATTTAAACTGGTCGGCTGCGGCATGGCTAGTCACTGGGTCAAGCGACCGTGCGCGTTTAAAAAGGGATGTCATCTCGGCTCTCCTTATTTGTCTTTTCCTCCAAGTCATAGCAATTTGCCCACCCATTCCAGCCACCCTCTACCAAGGGTACGGTGTCTAACTTAATTTTAAAATTTTCACCGTCTTCAAACAAACTACCAATGGTTTGGTAGCGTTTCTTTTCTTGACCGTCTTTGTTGGTGTATGTGCCAGTGATGACAACGATGTTTTTGATTTTCTTCATGGGAGGCTTTCTAATTGTTGGATTTTTAGGTCTACATCACCCAAGAACTGGATGACTGAATTCTCAAGCAAATTAACCATTTCAGGGTCATAGTTAATGCGCTTGATGAATAGCTGATGTCTCTCGGGCAACCGAGGGTCAAAACTTACAAAGTCGCACCAAGGGCGGTCGGCACAAGCCATTTGCCACATCATTTGCGTAATGTATTTCTCAGGTACTTTGCGGTCTAACAGGGTCTGAATATGGGTAGCGGTGTTTGGGCATTTGATCTCCACCATACCCTCATTAGCCAAGCCGTCAGGAGACGCACCAGACATTGTGATCCAAGGGTGGTCTATAAACCCGACCTCGGTTACTAAGATGTCCATTCTGGCCTCATACGCGGCTCTGGCAAACGGCTCGGTGTCTGTGCCATGTTGCATGGCTGAGTTGCTGTAAGACTCGGCAGGTTTGCCGGTCATGCGCTCACAAACCAATTGGGCAAGGTAATTTTCGCGGCTGGCGCTTGGCCCTGATTTGGTCTTGGCAATAATGTCAGCCACACGGCTGGCGGTGACCTTACCGCATCTGGCGGCAAACCATTCTTCTGTGCGTTGTTCCATTATTTACCTTTCAGTTGTTCAGACAATGTGGCTTCTAATTGCGCCTTTTTAGCGTCTTTTTTGGCAATGACCTTAGCCTGCCATGCCTGCTCGCCGTTTGCCGCCTTGTACGCCGCTTTGTTGGCTTCCTGAAGCTCTTTGAGCGTAGAAACTTCATCCATTGCCGCCATCAGGTCAAGGATTTGGTTTTCGTTGACCGTGGATTTAATCTCAGTCTTACGGCTACCAGCATTGCCATCGTCATCTTCAGGTGCAATACCGCAGGCAGCCATCAAGGAATACCGTCTGGCGTAGGTCAAAGCAGACCCGTAACCTTGTGGGTCTTGTTTGCTGGCGGGAACGTGGAGAATGCCGCATTCCAGCATTTCGCCACTTTCATGCACAAACATGGTTTCCACCATTACGCCATCAGTGCAGTCATAGCATTTTTGGATCAGGGCTATACCGTTGTCGTTTAAGCCTGCAATGACCGCCTCAACGCAAGCCGCTAGATCAGCGTAACGTGACTTGAAATGCGGGTTAGTGGAAGATTTGAGGGCAGGGCCAAAAGCCTTTTGTGCTTTGACCAGTGCGGTTGCAATTTGTTTCATGTTGTCTCCTTAATAAAATTTTGGGCCACAGGTGACATCCACCAGTGTTTCGGCGGTAAAACCATTGATCTTGCGTTTACCGTAAATTGTGATGGCTCGGAGGCCATTCTTTTCGCACTGCTTGATTGCGTCTATCACCTCATTTCTGCCCATTGGCTGGATTTGTTTGTCCATGATCAGCTCTTGTTCGGTAAGTTTTGTTTCGGTAAAGTGGCTGCAACCCACCAGCGCCAGCAATAAAAATGCATATCTCATTACGGTCTCCAAACAAAAAGGTCAAGCAAAACCACCACGATGGCAACTATGGACACAATCCAAAGGGCGACTTGCGCCCAATCGGTGGGTTTTTTGTAGTGCTCAATATCAAACATAATTTCTCTCCATTAAAGGTGCAAATTCGCGCTCAAGCTGGGCAATCACGGTATCGGCAAGGATGTTGTAAAGGTCAACTTGACCAAGGTAGCAATGCCACAAATTTCCGCTGACAGGGCAAAAGTAGCAATCCATCTTTTCGGTCATATCAAAGTGCGTGACTTGCAGATGCTCTAAACCGCTTCTGACCATAATTCGTGCATCATTGAATGGCAGTGTTTCTATGTGTTTCATGCTGCCACTTGTTGATTTAAGATTGACAAAGCTTCTTTGCTAGATGAAGCCTCATATTCGCGGCAAATAGCCACTTCTATACCGTTGGCGTAAACAGCAATCCAAGCGCCGGGTACTGTGCAATTAAGGCGAGGATTGAATTTTTCCTTTTGGCAATAAATTTCTACAATTTTCATACTTACTCCTAAAAGACCCTATGCGAAATTGCTGGGGCATGGGTGCATTGTTAAGTTAAATTAACAACCATGCAAGCACTTTATTTAATTCTTGACTGTTTTGTGGGGGTTTTGTTGTTTAGATGCCTTAACATAGAATTACCGCATGACAAAACAGCAATTAGTTCAGTTGGCAGGCTCACAGAGTGAGCTGGCAAAGATTCTAGGCATTAGCCGAGTGGCGGTGTGCTTGTGGAAAGCTGTGCCAGAGCTGAGATTGCGCCAGTTAAAAGATTTACGCCCACAATGGTTTGCATAGGAGAAAACATGAAAAAAGCACTTTTGGCAGTTTGGTTTGCAGCATCATCCACAATGGTTTGGGCGGCTTGTTCAACCCATACCTACTATGCAAACGGTAAGTATGTGACTTGCCAGACTTGTTGCTACGGCAACAATTGCACGACCAATTGCTACTAAATTTTTTCTGTGTATAATTTAAACCGTCTAGAGTGGCATTTAGACGATGAATCGACAGAGAACCCCGCAGAGTACTGTGTGGTCTTGCAAGGTGGCAAGCGTGACTTTTGTCGATTCAATCGTTTAGCTGCTGCTCTCGCCAAGAGCCAAGACCACAGAGCATTTTGCGGGGTTTTTGCTTTTGGACAACGCAATGCGGTACGTCGATGGTTGCGTTTGAGATACCCCGATACACGAGCAAACCAGATCGGGGAGCGTGGGCTTAGTCCTAGAGCGCGGTGGTTGAAACAGTCTGGGACAGTGCGAGGCGATGACATGGCTCCGAAAGGCAAGCATCGAGGCACAGGCGAACTTTGGTTTTGACCACGGTAAGGCTGTGCTTTGCTCCAACATTCACCAAAAGGCAATAAGGGATAGAAGATGACAAACTTTGAACTATTCTGGGCTGCATGGCCTACCAGTACCCGAAAGGGCGGCAAGTCTGATTGCTTGAAGCGGTGGGAAAAGTATTATTGTGATAGCTGTGCTGACCAAATAATCAAGCACATTGAGTGGATGAAAACCACCGACCAGTGGCGCAAAGACGGCGGTGCTTACATTCCCTCACCCGCTGTTTATCTAAACCAACGCCGCTGGGATGGCGCTGAAATACCTGAAGTTAAAAAAACCATCAACATTTTGGACAAGCTGGCAGAAGACAGAGCCAGAGCAGTGCCAATGCCTGCTGACGTAAAAGCCCGACTGGATGCACTACGGGGTCGCAGATGAACCATGAGCACAGACAAGTCGCCAACAGCATCCTCTCCCGACTTAAAGACGGGGAACAATTTAGCCAATCTGTCATTCGAACAGCGCTTAGAGATACAGGAGACCTTGCGGACGATGGAAGCAAGGGACTGGATCAATCGGTACAAAAGGAAAATCAAGGCGGTTGGCAAAAGAGAAGCCTACGCTTGGTGGCTAAAAACGATTGAAGACATTGAAAAACGCCGAGGCAAAGCTGAAGCTGACGAATTACGCAGGAGAATGAATGAGGGCGGCAAAAATTGATGCAAATCAAGAAGCGGTGGTTACGGCGCTACGAGCGGCTGGCGCTACGGTGCAGTCTTTGGCTGGTGTTGGTAAGGGTGTACCTGATCTGTTGGTGGGCTATAAAGGCCAGACCCTCTTATTTGAAGTTAAAGACGGCTTTAAAGCGCCGTCTGCGCGACTTTTGACCGAAGACCAGATAAGGTGGCATGGAAGCTGGAAAGGGGGCGCATTGGCGGTTGTAGACAGCCCTGATGCGGCATTACGAATGATTGGGGTGATTAAGTGAGAAGCCTTGAGCAAAACCGGCTGATGTGGGCAAACCTTGAGGACATTGCCCAGCAAGTGGTTTGGTACGGTCAAAAGCTACACAAAGAGGAATGGAAAGATGTGCTGACTGCTGCGCTGAAAAAGCAAAAGATTGTCCCCGGCATTGAGGGCGGCTTTGTGGTCATTGGCGCAAGGACAAGCAAAATGACCGTGGCAGAAATGAACGAGGTTATTGAGCTGTCAACCATGTTTGGCGCACAGCAGGGCGTTAAGTTTCGAGCTTTAGAGGAATAAAAAGGGGATCGGCACAAGGCCGACCCAAAATGATCACCGCAAGCATTTAAAACGGCAACCAAAAAGAAGTGTACCCATGTTCCAAAAACACAGTTATGTAAGGTCAAAAAAGCTACTTAAGCTGGTGGCAGGGCTTGACTGCCAAGCCTGCGGGTCAGGGCAAATGGTGCAGGCAGCACACACAAATTGGGGCGGCGGCAAAGGCAGGGGCGTTAAGGCTGATGACAATCTGGTGGCTGCGCTGTGCCTGAAATGCCATTACGAGATTGACCAAGGCAGAAAGTTAAGCAAGGAAGAACGCCAAGAATTGTGGAAACAAGCGCACATTGCCACGGTAAAAAAACTGTACATCCAAGGCTTATGGCCTGTTGACGTACCTATTCCAGCGTTTACAATTGAGCCGCAGTTGTCTTCTTTGCAGGGGCATTGACCCCTGCTTTTTTTGCCAAGACGCATGGAGATTGTCACTTTAAGCTGGTGAATTCAACCAGTCTCCAGCCGTGTTGGTGGAAAGCGGTTTAGCTCCGGTGGGAGTTTTTTGTTGTTGAATTGCGCCCAAATCCTGCTTTATGGAAGCCACTAACAACCTTTAAGGATGACCATGAAAAAAGACGTTGCCGACTTTATTTCCACGCTGTTTCACAGCTCAACGGTGACGCATTTCATGCACCTGAGCACCGATTCATACGCTGTACACAAGGCTTTGGGCAAATACTACCCTGCCATTGTTGACTTAGCTGACAATTACGCAGAGGCTTATTCTGGCTGTTACGAAAAGATCAAGGACTTTCCTGAGAACTTTCACAACGCCAAAGACCCTGTTAAGTACCTGACCAGCATCAAAACCTACATTGAAAAAAACCGCGAGGCTTTGCCAGACGATAGCCATTTGCAAAACATTGTGGATGAGATCGCTGCGCTGGTGGACAGCACAATCTATCTACTGTCATTCAAATGATCAGAATATTCGCTGGCTATGACCCTCGGGAGGCCATTGGCTACCATGTGTTCTGCCAGAGCCTGATTGAGCGCACCAGCGAGCCAGTCGCCATAACACCGCTACACGGTACACAGCGGGACGGCACAAACGCATTTACCTATCAGCGGTTTCTAGTCCCCTATTTCACCAAATTCACTGGCAGGGCGATATTTATGGATGCCAGCGATATGCTGATGCTGTCCAACATTGCTGACCTAAGCAAGCTGTTTGACCCGACCAAGGCGGTGCAGGTGGTCAAGCACGAATATCAGACCAAGCACCCAAGGAAATACATTGGCACACCGATGGAAGCGGCGAATCGGGACTATCCCCGAAAGAACTGGTCAAGTTTAATACTTTGGAATTGTGATCACCCAAGAAATAAGGTATTAACACCTGAGTTTGTGGATGACCACAGCGGCTCAGACTTGCACCGATTCGGTTGGTTGCCCGATTCACTTATCGGTGAGCTACCGAAAGAATGGAACGTACTGGTGGGCGAGCAAGACAACAAAAACGCCAAGATAGCGCATTACACGCTAGGCATTCCTGAGTTTGACCATTACCAAGATTGTGATTTCAGTAAGCAGTGGCACAATACTAAAAGCCGAATGATGAACGGCTTAATTAAAATGCGGGAGACGGTTGATGGCTGATTACCGTGACATGGCTGCGGCGCTGGGTGGTGGGTATGGACAAGATACCGGCCCGATTACGGCTGACACGTTGATCACGCTGAAAAACGGCAAGAAAGCCACGGCCGGCGACCTGCTTGGAATGCTGAAAGGGTTTAGCCAAGCGGTTGGCAGTAATCTGGAATCATTGGGTCGCGGAGGTTTATCAACATTTTTGGGTGCGCCTGTGGATACCGCAAACACGGTTAGGACACCTTACCCAATGGAAGTGTTTGGGGATGTGAACTACACGCCTGACAAACAGTTACCGGGCGGCTCGCGGGATATTTTGGGCATGATGCCTAGAGGAACGGCCACCAGACCAGAAACGGCGGGGATGGAGGAGCTGGGCGGGTACATGACACCAGCGACCGCTAAAGTGCTGAAACCTGCGGTAACAGGATATGCAAAATTGGCGGGGCAAGAAATTAGCAACAAGCTCACAGGCCAACCCACACGGTCATTGCTGGGAACAATTACGCCTGAGTCGCAATTTATTTATATGCCGACTAGACCAAAGATGCCGCCAGAAGTTGGCACAAGGTATCAAAGAACTGATTTAGGCGGTTTGGTAGCCCCGCAAGCATTTGACATACAAAAATACAAGGGCGCAAGCATAGGCACAATTCCTTGGGACAATTCAAGCCGAAACGTCCGAATTGAATCTGTATCAGATGAAGCGCTGACAAACCCGTTAATTACTACTGGCGGGCAAGGCCATTTGATGGATATTTTGCATCAACAAAAAAATATTGGCGGGGCATCAGCCAAAAGCATTGTTGACAGAATTGCAGACCGTGTGGATGTTGCAAGAAAAGAAAACCTAGACGCTGGTGGCTCGGGCATTGTTTTACAAACACCCACTACAATGGGAGCGTTTTCAGAAAATTACTCAGTACAACCAACAACTATATTATTAGATTTATTTGATAAACGTAAGGCTGCAAAATCTAAAGCAAACGAAATAAATAAATTTGTACAAGAGGATTACCCAGAATTTGCCGGTATCAATACGCCAGAGGGTAGAGCGCAATTGCTAAATGTAAACAATGGACAATTACGCAAAAAGTTTGTGCGGTCAATGTACACCGAAGACAACGAAAAATATTTTAAATTTAACCGGCAAGACATAAGCAACGCAATTACTGCCGAAGATTTATTGGGTGTACCGCGAGGATATGGATTGAATGTGGTGATGTCGCATGGAAAAAAGCCCTTAACACTATCGCCATCAAGCAACCCAAGTTACACAACAGACTTCAGCGGCAAATATGTGGGCGGCATAGGTAATGTGCCATCTGAAGTATTTATGCGCGACCGATACAACGCCATACGCAAAGAATATGAAAATGCCGTAGACAAAAACGGCAAGCCTTTTAATGAAAGCCAGATACACGATGCAGTCATTGGCGCATTAGAAAAACGCAAGGCTGGCGTATTCCAGATCATTGACCAACAATTGATTGACCAAATCAAAGCCTACGAAGAAAAAGTTAAGCAGCGCGGCTGGAAAGATGCTTCAAGAAAGTGAGTCATACCGCAACGACATTAGCTTATCTTCTAAAGCGGCTATGGCATCAGCAACAAAAGCGTCCTGATCATCTTCTGGCGAATCGGCTAGTTCTTGGTCAAATTCAACGGTGTAGCCAGAGTTAGATTTCTTAACTATAATCAGTTTCATTGCAAATCCTCCAAAACCATATTGTAAAGCAACCTTAACATATGCCGTTTAAAAAAGGTGAAAAAACAACAGCAGGGCCGGGCCGACCCGCCGGACTGCCAAACAAGCGCACAGTTGAAGCTAGGCAAGCCATAGCCATGTTTGTTGACAACAACTCACACCGCCTAGAGCACTGGCTTGATCAGGTCGCTAACGGCGTTCCTGACCACGATATAAAGCCAAACCCTGCCAAAGCCTTTGAGCTATTTCAATCAGTGGTTGAATACCATGTACCCAAGCTGGCAAGGACTGAGATCACCGGCAAAGATGACGGGCCGGTAGAAATGGTGGTGACATGGGGCGGCGTGAAGTAATCCTGCCCTACAGCCCAAGGGCGGCTTTTATGCCATTTCACAACAGGACTGAGCGTTGGTCTTGTTTGGTTGCCCACCGTAGAGCTGGAAAGACCGTAGCGGCAATCAACGACTTGATCAAGCGAGCCATTACCGAGGGTCACAGGGGGGCGCAATACGCTTATATAGCCCCATTCCGCAGCCAAGCCAAGCGGGTGGCGTGGGATTACATCAAACACTATGCCGCGCCCATTACCAAAACCACCAATGAATCAGACTTAGCCGTGGAATTAGTCAATGGCGCAAAGATCATGCTGTTTGGCTCTGACAACGCAGATGCTATGCGGGGCTTAGGTTTTAACGGCGTTTACCTTGATGAATACGGTGACTTTAAGCCCAGCGTTTGGGGTAATGTCATTCGCCCCACATTGTCTGACCGCCTTGGCTGGGCTGTGTTTGGGGGTACGCCAAAAGGCAAAAACCAGTTCCACGACATCTACAAGGTAAGCCAAGTAGTGCCTGATTGGTTTCTGTTAAGGCTGCCCGCAAGCGTGTCCCAGATATTGCCCGACTCAGAATTGCAGGCGGCTCGGTCACAGTTAAGCCAAGACCAATACGACCAAGAATACGAGTGCAGCTTTGATGCCGCCTTGTTGGGGGCGTTTTACGGTCAAGAAATGCGCTTGGCTGATGATGAGGGCAGGATTTGTGAGCTACCGTTTGAGCCAGAAGCGCCGGTTTACACCGCATGGGACTTAGGGTATCGGGATGACACCGCAATTTGGTGGTATCAGGTGGTTAGGGGTGAGATCAGGGTAATGGACTATTACGCTGTCAGCGGCGCAAGCATTGAGGAATTAGCCAATACGGTTATAGCCAAGGGCTACCGATACACCCGCCACTTTCTGCCGCATGATGCCAGAGCCAAAACCTTGGCCTCGGGGGGTAAGTCGATTGTCGAGCAGTTGGCTGCACATTTGGGCGGCATGAGCAAACTGGCAATCGTGCCTGAGATCGGCATACAGGACGGCATCCAAGCGGTAAGGATGATCCTGCCCATCTGTTACTTTGACTCTAGATGCGATGAGGGGCTGGAAGCGTTAAGGCAATACCAGCGAGAATACGATGAAGACAAGAAAACTTTTCGTCAAACTCCACGCCACGACTGGTGCTCACACCCCGCAGATGCGTTTAGAATGTTGGCAGTAGCCTATCGACAAGAGGCAAGAGATCAAACACCGCCCAAGGGCAAGACCCTGCAAACCATCACACTTGATGAGCTGTGGGAATATGAGATGCAACATAAAGAGGAACGCATATGAGCCAGCCAGTAGCAGAAGTAGGTGGATACAAAAACATCACCAGCACAGGCGCAGTCAGCACTGGCCCTTGCCAGTTGATTGGTTTCTACGTTAATAACACCAGCTCAGGCACTTTGGTGCTCAAGGATGGTGGCGCAAGCGGTGCGGTCATGTCTGGCACGATCACGCCAGCCATTGGGTTTCACCGATTCCCTGCCAACGTGGGATCAAACCTACACGCAACCATAGGCAGCACATTAGATGTGACGTTCTTCTTCTCTAGCGGTAACTGATATGTACGCAGAAAACGGCGCATACGAGGGGGAAGACTCAGGCCCGTACTGGCACGACCAGATTGAGACCGCCATCAAGATTTTTGATAAGTGGGAAAAGCGCGGCTTAAAGGTTGTCAAGCGGTATCGGGATGAGCGTGATGCCATAGAGATGCCAAGGATGAAGTTCAACATCCTGTGGTCAAACATTCAAGTGCTATTCCCCGCCCTGTACGGCAGACAAGCCAAGCCCGAAGTCTCACGCAGATACATGGATCAAGACCCTGTGGGTCGATTGGCCTCTACGATGCTTGAGCGTGTCATGGAATACGAGACCATGCAATTCGGTGACTTTGATGCTGCCATGTCTGGTGCGGTTCAGGACAGATTGCTGCCCGGTCGCGGTACAGCATGGATTCGGTACGAGCCTGTGATTGTCAATGACCGCCCCGAGGTTGAGGGCGAGATGGAACAGGACGAAGCGCAGGTCTACAACACGATTGAAGACCCGACAGAGCGCATTGACGCAGCTCACAGCCCCATTGATTACGTTTACTGGTCAGACTTCTTGCATTCACCCGCCCGCACATGGGATGAGGTTTGGTGGGTGGCTCGCGCTGTCTACATGACCAAGGAGGAGGGTGTAGAGCGCTTTGGTGACGTATTCAACAACGTCAGCCTGACCAGCTCAAACACCGACATGGACGGCAAGAATCCATTGACCGCCAAGATGACCTACGACAAAAAGGCGATGGTCTATGAGATTTGGAACAAGCGCACCGCCAAAGTCTGCTGGATTGCCAAAGGTTATCCACAGGCATTAGATGAGCGTGATGACCCGTTAGAGCTGGAAGAATTCTTCCCATGCCCTAAGCCGTTGATGGCGACCACCACCACCGGCACAATGATTCCTGTACCTGATTACTGTGAATACGAGGATCAGGCGCAAGAGTTGGACAACTTAACGCAACGCATTTACTTGCTGACAAAAGCCTGTAAAGCGGTTGGCGTGTTCAATGCTGAGTTTAAAGAGCTGGCGCGGATGTTTAGCGAGGGCGTGGACAACAAGCTATTCCCAGTGACTGGATGGGCGGCAATGTCGGAAAAGGGCGGCTTAAAGGGCGCTATCGACATGATGGACACCTCGCAGATCATTGTGACCTTGCGGGAGTTGTACGCAGCCAGAGAACAGGTCAAGCAGTCGATCTACGAGATTATGGGCATATCGGACATCTTGCGTGGATCGTCTAAGGCTCAGGAAACCCTCGGTGCTCAACAGCTCAAGGCCAACTTTGGTAGCTTGCGGTTAAAGAGCAGTCAAGGCGATGTGGCTCGGTTTGCCACTGACATCTTTAAGCTCAAAGCGCAAGTTATCTGTAAGTTTTACCCGCCCGAGTTGATTGTGCAGATGTCTGGGGTGATGAATACACCAGACGGTCAAGACCCGCAAAGGTTGCAAGCGGCATTGGAGATGCTATCGAACAGCACCATCCGCGACTTCCACATTGCGGTTGAAGCCGACAGTTTGGCTCAGATTGATGAGCAGGCAGAAAAGCAAGGCGCACAAGAGGCCATCCAAGCTATTGGTTTGTTCTTGCGTGAGGCAATCCCCATGATTACCCAAGCGCCTGAAACTTTGCCTATGGCTTCCGAGATGCTGTTATTCCTTGTACGCCGGTTTAGAGCTGGTCGGGGATTGGAGAGCGCGGTTGAAAGGGCAATGAAAGCCCTGCAAGACAAGGCAAATGCTGCAACACAGCAACAGCCCGGCCCGCCGCCCGAGATGCTTCAGATGCAAGCTGAACAGCAAGCAGAGCAAATGCGGATGCAAGCACAAGCGCAAACTGAGCAAATGAAGATGCAAGCGCAGGCACAGATTGAACAAGGCAAGGCACAGCTTGAGATGCAGATGCACCAAGCAAAGGTCGAGGCTGAGATGCAATTGGCTCAGATGAAAGCCGATTTTGAAACAATTAAGCAGAACAATGAGCTTCAAATCAAAGCCAGAGAGATGGCTGGAAGGGAAGAATATGAGCGATGGAAAGCAGAGCTTGATGCAGCGACTAAGATCATGGTGGCAAGGATTGGTAGCAATCCCGGTGTCGATTTACCAGTGGTTGAAGCAGCGGCTGCACAAATAACCAACGAGCTGGGCGGCACAATTGTTCAAGCAATGGACAAAATAACCGCCTTGCACGACAACATGGCAAACCTGCATGGTGAATCTATGCAAAACATTGGTGAGGCCATGCAAAGGCTTACCGCGCCCAAGAAAGTCATCAGGGGTGCTGACGGTCTTGTCATAGGCGTAGAAACAGCATGAGCCTTGTCCTTGCTGATCGGGTAAGACAGACCACCACCTCCACAGGGACTGGGACGATCACGCTGGATGGCTCAATTGAGGGCTTTCAGTCATTTGCGGTCATTGGCAACGCCAATACAACCTATTACACCATTGCAGGCGGTACGCAGTGGGAGGTGGGAATCGGGACGTATTCCAGCGGGACACTAGCCAGAACAACCGTAATTTCCTCATCCACAGGCTCAAAACTTGATCTTGCGGCTGGCACAAAGGATGTATTTGTCACCTTGCCTGCTGAACACACAATAACTTCTATTGTGTCGGATGATGGTAGCGTCACAATTAACCAAACTGGTTCTGAAGTTGAAGCAAAGGTTTATTCCTCACCGAGATTGATTTCTGAGGTTCGCAATGAAACCGGCGCACTTTTGACAAAGGGAACGGTTGTCTACATTAGTGGCGCTTCTGGCAACAAACCCACCGTAACCAAAGCTATTGCAACAAGCGACATTAGTTCTGCTCAAACATTTGGTTTGGTTCTGGCAGATATTTCAACAAGTAACAATGGTTATGTGATCTTGGCTGGCGACATTGCAGGGCTAGATACTTTTGCGTATGCCGCTGGCACACAGCTTTATTTAAGTTCTTCAGTAGCTGGCGAGTACACATCTACCAAACAATATGCGCCTAACCACTTGGTTTATATAGGCGTTGTGACCCGCAGCCATCAAAATCAAGGCTCAATTGAGGTCAACATCCAAAACGGCTACGAAATGGATGAGTTGCACAATGTGTCGGCACAAAACCCAAATGATGGCGATATATTGGTTTACAGCTCGGCAACCAATTTATGGGTGACTGCCGCACCATCTGCCACTTGGGGGGCGTAAGTGTTTGGTTTCGCATCGTTTGCGGAGTTGCCATTTGCCACAATAAACCTTAGTGGAGCGCCGATACCGATTGAAGCTCCATTAGGTGGTCACTTTGGCTTTGACGAAAAGAAGCGTGACGAACAATGGGCAAAAGACCGCAAGCTAGAGGCGCAACGTAAACGTAAACTGCAAGAAGCGCTATTTGGCCTACCGCCCGAGGTCAGAGAAGAAATCACCACAGCACCCGCGCAAACAATAGAGGTTGCGGTCAGAAAACAAATTGATTATGATTTGCTCATGCAACGGGTTAAAGACCTTGAAGTGCGTGTTAAGCTAAAACGTGATGAAGAAGATGTCGCAATGATTTTGGAGCTTATGTGAGAACAACTTGGGTATTTCCATCTGACGGTAGCGAGCCTTACGAAAAATCTAAGGGTCGATCTGGCGAATACACCGCAGTGATGGGCGATATTGCCCCGTTCATGTCGCCTGATGGCGTAATGATTGAGGGCAGAAAGCAGTGGCGTGACCACCTCAAGCGCACCGATTCAATCGAAATGGGACATTCTGACGTTAAGTATGCCCAACAAGAATGGAACAAGAAAAAGGAAGCGCACCGAGACAGGCTGCGCGGACAATTGGCGACCGTGCAAGAGTTTGATCGACCCGGCGCACCGATTGCTCCTGTTAAGATGTCTAACCTAAACGTAGAGATGGCAAACCGTTTACACAACCGTCCCATGCCTGAGCGCAAGGAGATGATCAAAATGACTTTGGAACAAATGAAAAGGATGAAGTGATGGAAAACGAAGTTGTCGCACCCGACACAGTAGAAACACCAGCACCCGAAACTCCAGCGGTCGAAGCGCCCCAAGCAGAGCCGCAAAGCAGAGCCGACACGATTCGTGAGGCGCTGACAAAGACACCGACAAACCGTGGCAAACACGCCGCAAGCCAGCCCCGAGAGGGTGGCAAGTTTGCCCCTAAGTTTCCAACTGACCAGACCCAAGCGCCCCAGATGGCTGACAAGCCTAGAACTGAGATGCCTAAATCTTTGCGCCTTGAGCTGAAAGAACATTGGGAAAAAGCTCCGCCTGAGTTACAGCAAGCCTTTGCCCAGCGGGATGCTGACTACGAAAAGGGCATCACCTCATATAAGCAACGAGACGCTGAGGCTCGGGCAATCACCGAGCAATTTGCGCCGTATGAATGGATTTTGCGGAATGAGGGCAGTACGCCCGCGCAAGCTATTGGCCCATTGCTCCAGACTGCGGCATTGCTGAGAACAGGCACACCACAGCAAAAGTCGCAAGCGGTCGCCCAAATGATTCAGCAGTTCCAAATTCCATTGGATCAGGTGGCTGCTTATTTTGGCGGCGAAGCACCACCACAGCAAGATTCTCACTACAATCAACTGGCGCAACAAGTACAGCAACTGACGCAACACATCACGCAGTCGCAGTACGAAGCACAGAAACAGAATGAAAACAGAGCACTCTCTGTAATCCAGCAGTTTGCGAGCGACCCCGCAAACGCGCACTTTGAGGCAGTCCAAGACCGTATGTTGTCGCTTCTCCAAGCGCCGCAGGTACTAGGGGACATTAGTCATATGTCAGAACGCGAGAAATTGCAGGTGGCATATGAAACCGCTGTAAGACTTGATCCACAATTGGCACAAAGTTTATTTGCTCAACAGCAACAAAGCTACGCCGCACAGAATCAAGTACAGAAAGCAAGACAAGCGGCTGTACAGGTAAGAGGCGCACCCGGTGCATCAGTCTCTGGCCCAGTCAGTCAATCAGACCGCCGAGCTGTTATCGCAAATGCGTTACGGTCGGCAAATTTTTAAAGGGGTAAATCATGGCATACGCCAATAGTAATTACTCAGACGTTTTAGCAACCACCATTGAATCACGCTCGGGCATCGTTGCCGATAACGTGACCAAAAACAATGCGTTGCTGACTCGCCTGCGCGAAAAAGGCCGTTACAAGCCTTTCACAGGTGGATCGACAATTCTGCAAGAGTTGTCATTCCAAGCAAACTCAACAGCCATGTACTACTCAGGCGCTGAAGTATTGAACATCTCCCCAGCGGACGTGATCAGTGCGGCTCAGTTCCCGATTAAACAGGCAGCCGTAGCAGTCACCATCAATGGCTTGGAAATGCTCCAAAACAGCGGCGAAGAACAGATCATCGATTTGTTTGACGCACGTTTGGACGTTGCTGAGGCATCCATTGAGAACTTGATCTCTACTGGTATCTACTCTGACGGTACAGCCAACAACGGCAAGCAAATCACTGGTTTGCAAGCTATGGTGGTTGCGTCTCCATCCACTGGTGTGGTTGGCGGCATTGACCGTGCAACTTGGTCATTCTGGCAAAACCAGACCTTTGACTTCTCTGGCGATCTGGGCGCATCTGCTTCCAGCTCCAACATTCAGACCGGTTTTAACCGCCTGTATGCAAAGACAAGTCGCGGCTCTGATGTTGTCGATTTGATCTTGTTGGACAACAACTTGTGGGGCTTCTTCATGTCTTCCCTGCAAAACATCCAGCGTTTCCCCGGCTCAAGCAAGATGGCTGAATTAGGCTTTGTTGCTTCCAAGTACATGAACGCTGACGTTGTTCTTGACGGTGGTATCGGCGGTAATATTCCAACATCCACTGGTTACTTCCTTAACACGAAGTACATTTTCTTCCGTCCTCACGCCAATCGGAATTTCGTTCCTATCGGTGATGAGCGTATGTCTACCAATCAGGACGCAATCGTGCGCTTGATCGGCTGGGCTGGCAATATGACAGCCTCGGGACTCCAGTTCCAAGGCGTGATGACTGAATAAGGAGCAAAATCATGGCTGATTACGTCACCGATGGAAAAATTGGTATTGATTTGACCGCTACTTATGCGTCAACTTCTGCTGGTTCAACCACTTTGTTCCCCGTTACCCCCGGTACACGGGTGAACACCTCCAACAACGGCGTGTATATGTTTGTCCGCGCCGAATCCACTATCAACGCATTTGATGCGGTGATCATGAGCACATACGCAAACTCAGCGAGCTTGACTCCTGTGATGCGTGCTGTGCCTGTGACCACCACAAATGCTGCGGCTTTGGGTTACAACATGGTTGGCTTTGCACAAACTGCGATTGCCTCTAGCTATTACGGCTGGGTTGGCTTGAACGGTATGTTGCAGGTTAACTTGCTGGTTGGATGCAATCCTAAAGTGCCTTTGTACACCACTGCTACCCCCGGTGCGCTGGACGACACAACCGTGTCTGCCGGTTTCATCCAAGGTATCGTGGCTAACACCTCGGCTACTTCTGCATCAGCACCATTCTGCATGGTTAACAATGCAGGCTTAATGCCGTCTAACCCTGTGTAAAAAAATGGCCTCTCCCTTAAAAAAGGAGGGGTCTTTTTAATGAGTTCTGTACCCTTAAAAATAACCGGAAAATGTGTCGCTGAAGATGAGACACTGTTTGCCCACATGGATGCGGCAATCGCCAGAGGTTATCCGCAGATCAAGCAAGCCCAGCCCATAAAGACTGAGCCGATCTTGTTGGTGGCAAGCGCACCGAGCGTTAGGGGTCAGATAGAGGTCATTAGAAAGATGAAAGCGGCGGGGTCGCCCATTGTGGCGATCAAGGGCGCACACGATTGGCTTATTGCCCAAGGCGTGATACCCGACTATGCCTTAGCTATTGACCCACAAGAGCACCGTATTGCGTTTTACAAGCCACGCAAGGAAGTGCATTACATGATTGCCAGCCAATGCCACCCAGCGCTGTTTGACAACCTCAATGGGTATCAGGTCACGATATGGCATCCCTACGTCAAAAAGGGCCAAGACCGCCCTAAAAACTCCATGCTGATAGGTGGGGGCACAACCTCGGGATTAAGGGCTATATCGCTGTTCTACGTCCTTGGCTACCGCCAGTTTGAACTGTTTGGCTTTGATTCTTGTAATGAGGATCAGATGCTTAGGGTTAACGGCGAAAAAATCAAAGAGGGCGACAGTTTGGTTGAGGTCAAGATTGACCCGCAAGGCGAAACCTTTTATTGCAATACCGCAATGGCGTTGCAGGCCGAGCATTTCCAAACCTACTACGATTACTTGCCAGATGCGGTATTTAATGGGCATGGGCATGGCCTGATCCAAGCCATTATTAAAAAGCGCGAGCAAAACATAATGGAGCTGGGCGGCATCATCAATGGCAAGACAGAGCTTAACAATCGCACATCATTCATCCATTGGGGCGACAAGAACGCTGCGAGCTGGCGCTATCGGGCCAAGATACCTGCGGGCGACTGGGCAAGCCAGAACGATTTGACTGCTGACACACTGGTGTTTGCCAAGCCGCAGGCCAATGAGCTGATGGTGATGGCAAGAGCCAAAGCCCGAGGCGCATGGGTGGTGGTGGACTTTTGTGATGACCATTTTGATTGGATGCACTACCAAGAGGCATTGCGTCTTGCGGATGCGGTGACCTGCTCAACTACTGAGATGGCTAAAAGAATTAAAAAGCTGGGACGGGATGCCACGGTAATCCCTGACCCTTATGAATACCCCGAGATGCCACCGCACTGCAATGGGGATAATTTGCTTTGGTATGGGCATCATGTCAACCGTGAAAGCCTGCAACGCATACTGCCAGACCTTAAGGGTTATCCTTTTGCGGTGGTATCAAACTTTGATGGGGCAATCCCTTGGTCGCATGAGACCATGCTGAGGGAATTTGCCCGAGCCGATATAGTGGTGATCCCTGCCACAGCTCCTTACAAGAGCGCAAACAGGGCAATTGAGGCAATTCGGCAGGGGTGTTTTGTGGTTGCAGAACCGCATCCAGCCTTGGAGGGTTTCCCGATCTACATCGGCAACATCAAAGAGGGCATCGAATGGACGAAAACACAGGACATGGAAAAACTTATTTCCAAGGCGCAGAAGTTCGTGAGGGAAGAATTCTCGCCTCAAACACTGATCGACAAGTGGAAGATAGCTACGAGACGGCCTACAACCTTGGATGCGGAAAAAAGAAATGGGACGGTTGGATAAACGTAGACCTGCATTCAGATATTGCAGACATCCAATGTGACCTAAGAAAACTTGAGTTAGCGACCGATTCAGCCGATGCGGTAGCAGCAATCCACGTTTTAGAGCACTTTTACGAGTGGGAGGTTTACGACCTGCTGACCGAGTGGAAGCGGGTGCTAAAGCCCGGCGGCAAGATGATTTTAGAGCTTCCCTGCATGGACAAGGTGTTTGCCTATGTCCACAATTGCGTGGTTAAAAAAGAGCCGTTACAGCCCTTTATGACCCTGAATGCGCTGTATGGAGACCCCAAGTACAAGAGTGAAGCCATGTGCCACCATTGGGGCTGGTTTCAGCGCCCATTGCAAGATATGCTGGAATCGGTAGGAATGCAAAACATCACATTTTGCGAGCCTCGCTACCATTTCCCATTTCGTGACATGAGGGTGGAATGCTTAAAGGGGTCTTGACCAATGCCGAGCGCCATGAGCAGATGGCAAAGTCAATGCACTTGCCCTTGCTGAAGAAAAAGGGCAAATTCAACGACCGGCGCATGACCATTGCGTGTTACGGCCCGAGCCTTGAGGATACATGGCGGCAGCTCAAGCACCCAATAATGACGGTCTCAGGGGCGCATGACTATCTGGTGGAAAGAGGCGTTATTCCTGATTTCCATGTGGACTGCGACCCCAGAGCGCACAAAGCGCAGATGCTGAAAAAGCCTCAGAAGAACACAAAGTACCTGATGGCCTCGGTTTGCCACCCAGACTTTTGGGAGACCCTCAAAGGGAAAAATGTTAAGGTATGGCATTTGGTAAATGGAGATGATTTCGAGACGGTGGCATGGGTTGCCCAGCACCACCCCGAGGGAATGGAAAGCCTGATAGGTGGCGGTTCGAGCGTAGGAATGCGGGCAATGAATGTTTCAGCGGCTTTAGGGTTTCGCAGATTTGACATTCATGGCATGGATTGTTCGTTTGTAAAAAACCGCCACGCAGGTGCTCACACTGGCAAAGATCAGACTAAAATCATGGTCAGAGTTGGTTTGAGAACATTCCAGACAACGCACCAGATGCTTCAATCTGCGATTGAAATGGAGAAATTCATAGAAACGCAAGACGCTGAAGTGGTGTTTTACGGTGATGGACTAATGCAGGAAACTGCTTTCAAACTCAAGGAATTAGCATGAAAAACGAAGTGGCAGGCTGGACAAACGAGAGCTGGATGGAAGACAACCGAGGCAAGATGGCGGTGTTTTTCTATACTAAGCAGGTGCAAAACTCATTTAAGACGGCGCAGGAAAACCGCCCGATCTTTGATGAAAAGGTGTTTTTGAAGAAACTTGTACCCGGCGATTCCACCTTGGTTGTTGACCGCCCAATGCGCCCAACCGATGTAGATGATCACCCAATTGAGTGGGCAAGGTTTGAGCAAAAGAAAGAAAACCGCGTGTCAGGCACACCTTTGGAAGCATGGTCTATTCTGAGCGACACCCAAAAAGCCGAGTTCAATGCTTTGCACATTTACACGATTGACCAGTTTGCACAGCTCCCCGACTCGGTGGGCAACAAAATCATGGGCTTTAATGACTTGCGCGACAAGGCTCGCACATTTATTTTGGCGGCTAAAGATTCCAAATTGATGGACAACGTAAGGGCTGAGACTGAGAAAGTTATGCAGACTCAAGCCGCTGAAATTGCTCAATTGCGTGAGATGATCAACGAGTTGACTGCTAAAAAAGCAGGCCGACCCAAAAAAGAAACCGTAGAGGAATGATATGAGCTACACATTACTGCAATTGGTTGATCAAGTATCGGGAGAGCTGGGTTTGACTCAGCCAACGGCAGTAATTGGCTCATCAAACAACCAAACCATCCAGCTATTGTCTTTGGCTCAACGTCTGGGTAAGGATTTGGTCAGGGATTACGAGTGGCAGCGCTTGGTGCAGGCTTACATCTGGCAAACCCAGAATGCGGTGAGCACCACGGGCAACATTACGGCAAACTCTAAAGTAATTACTAACATCCCTGACACTTCTGGATTGCAGGTGGGAAACGTGGTTACAGGCACAGGGCAGACACCGTATGCGGAGATTTTGACAATTGACAGCTCCTCACAGGTCACGCTGAATGCGCCTGTTACCACTTCCACCGCCTCGGTTTCAATGACGTTTGCCAAGCAAGACTATGACTTGCCGGGCGGTTATGACCGCATGATCTCGGACACCAATTGGGACAGAACAGACCATTGGCGCAACCTCGGGCCAAAGTCATCACAAGATTGGCAGTTCTTGCAAGGCGGCATTATCTCCATTGGCCCACGCGAGCGCTTTCGGATATACAACAACAAATTCAGGATTTTTCAAGCCCTGACCACGGTTTACAACTTTTCATTTGAGTATGTGTCTAACTATTGGGTATGTGCGGCAGGCTCAGATCAAGGCTCAAAGTCAGCGTATACGTTGGATACCGACACCAGTATTTTCCCTGATGACCTGATGCTTTCAGGTTTAAAGTTTTATTTCCTGAAAGCCAAAAAACTGGACTATGCCATTGAGTTGGGCGAGTTCATGCGGTCGCTGGCTTATTGCAAGGCTCAGGATCAACCAGTTTCTGCCATGTCGCTTGCACCAGTAGGAATGAATCAACTGGTCGGGCCGTGGAGTGTGCAAGATGGCAATTGGCCTAGCGTTTAAGGGGATGACATGAAACTTGATGGACTATACGCAAACATTCACGCTAAAAGAGAAAGAATAGCCGCAGGGTCTGGCGAGAAGATGAGAAAGCCGGGTACTGAGGGCGCACCGACTGCCAAAGCGTTTAAAGAAGCCGCAAAAACAGCCAAGCCTGAGAAAAAGAAATAAATGCTGAATTCATTTGCCAAAGCACCGCGCCAGCAAGCCTCACAAACTGTTACGGTTGCCGCGCCAATTGGGGGCTGGAACGCCCGCGATGCGTTGGGGGCAATGGATGCCTTAGATGCGGTGACTTTGCAAAACTTCTGGCCCGGCACGAATTCAGTTATTTTGCGAAACGGCTACACCAAACACGCCACGGGGTTTCCCGGCACGGTTGACAGCCTAATGGCGTATTCGTCAGGCACAGTAAACAAATTGTTTGCTGCAAGCGTAAGCAGTATTTATGACGCAACTAACCCCGGCGCAATTGGCTCGGCAGCGGTTGGCAGTCTTACCAACGCAAAATTTCAGTACACCAATATAACCACCGCTGGCGGCTCATATTTAATGGCGGTCAATGGTGCAGACAAGCTCCAAATTTTTGATGGTGCAAGTTGGCATAAGGATGGGGACGGCCCGCCTTATGACATTACAAACGTGGACACGGCTGATTGTTCCAACATTTTGCTATTTAAAAACCGTATTTGGTTAATTGAAAATAACAGCCTTAAAGTTTGGTACTTGCCAATAAATGCAATTGGTGGGGCGGCTGTGGCGCTGGATATGACCAGCTTGGTTCAATTGGGTGGCTACATCATGGCAGGCATGACGTGGACGCTAGACGCTGGCTATGGTGTGGACGACAACTTGGCGTTTATCACCAACAAGGGCGAGCTAGTTCTTTGGCGACTGACTGACCCGACCACGCCAACAGGCATATCAATGGTGGGCTTGTGGAAGATGGGCGCACCGATTGGTCGGCGCTGTTACACAAAGTTTGGTGGGGATTTGCTGATCATCACGCAGGATGGCATTGTTCCCATGTCGGGGGCATTGCAGTCATCTAGGCTTGATCCCAGGGTCTCAATTACCAACAAAATCCAGTATGCGGTCAGCCAAGCGGTCAGCTTATATAGCCAAAATTTTGGGTGGTGCTTACTGTATTACCCCAAAGAAAACCAGTTAATTATGAACGTGCCAATTCAGGCAGGGTTTCAGCAGCAATATGTGATGAATAACATTACAAAAAGCTGGTGTAACTTTACAGGCTGGGCGGCAACAAGTTGGGAATTGTTTAACGATAACCCCTATTTTGGCGGGGATGGCTATGTGGCGGCGGCATGGAACGGCACATCAGATGATTTCACCGACATTGATGGCTTTAGCTTGCAATCATTCCAAACCTATGGAACAGCTCTGCAAAAGCAATGCAAAATGATCCGCTACCACTTGCAAAGTGATGGATCACCCGCGGTGTTTGGCAATGTGAATGTGGATTACAACCTTGCTGATGAATCCGCGCAGCTTAACTTTTCCACCAGTATTTACGGCTTGTGGGACACGGGTTTATGGGATTCTGCTATTTGGGGTTCAGGACTTGTACCTAGCGCTGACTGGCAGGGTGCAACAAATATTGGTTACAGCTTTGCGCCGTTGTTGAAAACAGCAACGCAAGGCATACAATTGCAGTGGGTCGCAACCGATCTAGTGTTTGAGGCTGGCGGTGTGCTTTGAGATAACTACCGATCATTCAGTGGGTCATTGGACTGCTGAACAAATTGAGGGCGGTTATTTTGAGGCAAGAAGTCGGTCAATCGGATTGAAAAGAAACGGTGAGTTTGTTGCCGGTGTGATCTACGAAAATTGGAATAGGCGCTCAATAACGTGCCACATTGCAATCACAGGTAGATTGACACCGCGATACTTGGCGGTGATTTTTGACTATCCTTTTGTGGTTTGCGATGTCAAAAAAATTATCGTTCCAGTAGATGCAACAAATTCAAAAAGCGTCACTTTGGTGGAAAAAATGGGTTTTACAGAGGAAGCCCGCATCAAAAATGGCATGGCTGATGGGGATTTGATCCTGTACACATTGGCAAAAGAGAATTGCAAATATTTGGGGGAACGATATGGGAAAAAAAGCACCAGCACCACCACCAGCGCCTGATTACAGGGGTGCGGCGATTGAGCAGGGCGCAGCCAATTTGGAATCGGCAAGGGCTACCGCTCGGTTGTCCAATCCCAATACTTACACGCCATATGGCACTCAGCTAGTAAGCTATGACGGCGATATTCCTACCATTCGCCAGACCCTTACACCGACCGCGCAAAAGACTTTAGAGGCTCAACAAGGCGTTGAATTGGCATTGGCTAACCTTGGGTCTAAAGGAGCGCAAACAGCGTCTACTGTGCTTGATAAGCCGTTTAGCTTTGGTGGGCCTGATGTTCAGACTGCATTAGATTTGAGCAATGTGGCAAAGATGCCAGTTAACGCAGGCATGACAGGCCAAGAAGCCATCATGCAGCGTTTAGAACCGTCTTTGGCAAGGCAGCGCACCAGTACAGAAACGCAATTGATTAATCAAGGATTGCGACCCGGCACAGAGGCTTACGACAACGCAATCAACCTACTTGGTCAACAAGAGACAGATGCTAGAACGCAGGCGGTTTTACAGGGTCTTAACCTTGATATTGGCGCAAATCAACAAGGATTTGGTCAGGCGCTTGAAGCTGGCAAGTTTGGCAATACTGCCCAACAACAAATGTTGGCGCAAGCAATTCAAGGTCGCCAAATGCCATTGAATGAAATCACGGCGCTCATGTCTGGCTCGCAGATTCAAAATCCGCAGTTTGGGGCTTATTCTGGGTCTACTGTGCAACCTGCACCAATATTTGCAGGCACACAAGCACAAGGGGCGTTTGATCAAAACAATTACAACCAGCAAGTTTCTCAAGCTAATGCAGCCACAGCGGGTTTGTATTCGCTGGGTGGGGCGGCTTTGGGTGCGCCTAAAGGCACGTTTTCTGACCGCAGATTGAAATCAAACATTGTCAGGCTTGGTACTCACCCAATTGGCATTGGAATTTATGAATACGACATATTTGGCGGTCGCCAGATTGGTGTTATGGCGCAAGAGCTGTTAGAAGTGATGCCAGATGCTGTGCATCAACATTCAAGCGGCTACTTGATGGTTGATTACGGGAGACTTTGATGCCAGCAATTAACTTAAGCCCACTTACTGCGGAACAAGAAGCGCTTGACCGCCGGCGCAAAATGGCAGAGGCAATGCAACAACAAGCAATTTTGCCAATTGAAATGCCAAACGTACCCGGCGCAAAAGTCAGCCACCTACAAGGCTTTGCAAAACTATTGCAAGGCTACATTGCGGGCAAAAATCTTGAAAGAGCAGAGGAAGAAAAGAAACAATACGAAGCCGACACAATGGGCGACTTTGCTAAGATTTTGAGAAATACTGGCAAATATGAAACCATACCGGGTACGCCCGCTGTCCCTGCGCAAACCACCGATGTTGTTGAGCCAAACATTGCTAATCAAAATTTGGTGGCGGTAGCGTTAAGACAAGCTGACCAAAAAACTCGCAACCCCAATGCGCCTATCAGCCCATTTGAAAGACAAATTAGCGAAGATGAAAGAGCGCAGATTAGTCAATTGCCATTGCAATCTACGCAAACAAGGGTAACGCCTGCGGTAGCAGCAGTGCCTGACAGACAAGTGCCTTTGTTGTCACCTGAGTTACTTAGCGACCCTAACTTTATGAAGACCAGTTCAGGTCGCATGATGCTGGCGCAGGCTTTGATGGCAGAACAAGAGCGCAAAACGGCTGCCGCACAAAGAGCCGCAGAAAAAGCAGAGGAATATAGAAGTTTTGCGCCGGGCAGCGTTGTCTTTAGAGGTGACAAACAAGTTCTTACCGTACCAAAAGATTCGCCTATTCGTGAGGTCAAAACCATTGATGCAAATGGAATGCCTGTAACTAAGTACATTCCAGAAAATGTGCTTTTGACAATGGGTGCAATACCTGATCAATTTAAAGGTTTTGCGTCTGACTTGATCATGTCTAAGTATTTGCCGCCTGCAATTATGAATGACCCGCAATTGCTTAACTTAGTTGGCTCACAATTGAATAAAGCCGCCGGTCAAGTTACTCAAGAAGATGTCTCCAACTATATGTTGAGAGTGGCAGAAACTCGAGCCAAACTTGGCTATGAGGGCATACCATTTCCAGAGCCTAAACCATTGGTGGCAGCGCCCAATCCTTTGATCAAACCAACATTGCCAAAAGGTGTGCCATTGAATGCTGTTCAAACTGGCAAATTCACGCCAGACGGCAGACCTGTTTATCAAACGCCAGATGGCAAAAATCATGTGGAGGATAAATAAATGGCTGAATACACAGGCCCATTATTGGATGCGCCCGCCGCGCCTATTGCGCCCGCCGCAAAGCCCAAGCAAAAGTCTTATGTGCCTTTGCAACAAGTTATGCCAAATGCTCCACCAGCGGCCTCACAAGCCGCAGCAATTCAACCATTAAATGCTCAATTGCCTGAGCTTGTCCCAAGTCCGCCGCCAGCGGGTTTAACGCCAAAAGCGCGTAACGAATTTATTGCAAATGAAGCAAACCGCATTGCAGCAGAAAGAATAAAGCGTTCTACGGAAAATAAAAAACCTCTGACAGAAACACAAAGCAATGCAACTGCTTTTGGCATGAGGATGCAAGATGCAAACCAAATCTTAAATGCATTGGAAGATAAAGGCGTTACAGATACTGGAATTATTCGTTCTGCCGTGTCAGGAACTGCTGGGTTAGCCCCATTTATTGGAGAAAAATTAGAAGAAAAAACTTCAGGGGCAATGAATGCGTTGCCGGGTTTTTTGGGTGGCCCAAGCCCTGAACAACAACAAGTTGAGCAAGCTAGAAGAAATTTTGTTACCGCAAATTTAAGAAAAGAATCAGGCGCATCAATTTCTCCAGCAGAATTTGCAACTGAAGAAAAGAAATATTTTCCTCAAATAGGAGATGCTCCTCCTGTGATTAAGCAAAAAAGAGAGGCAAGAGAGCTTGCAATTCGAGCAATGAACATTCAATCAGGAAATAATATACCTAACCTAAATTCTTCAAACAATGATCCATTAGGTTTAAGGAAAAAATAATGGCAACACTTGTTGAATTTCGAGCACAGAATCCAGCATATAACGATATGCCAGATGCGGCGCTGGCTGATGCCTTGCATTCAAAGTTTTATTCTGACATTCCAAAGCCGCTGTTTTACAAGCAATTGGGCATTACAAGCGCACAGATACCGGGTGCGGAAAAATCTACAACCCTGCCGCCTAAGCCTGTGTCCATGCAAGACCGCATCATGGGCGCAATTGAAACCCCTGCAATCGTAGCTGGTGAAGTCGGGCGCATGGTGGCTACACCCTTGGCTAAGATGTTTGGCGAGGCATATGGCGGCTATGGAACGCCGCAAGGCAAAGAAATGGGGCAACAAGCTGCCCAAGTAACTAGCCAACAGTTTTATCAGCCCCGCACAGAAACAGGGCCGAATATTGTCAATCAGATAGGCAAGGCTTTGGCTGTTTTACCGCCAACCTATGGGGCAATAGGCAATAAATTATCTGTTTTAACGCCTGCCGCTGTAAGTCAAACTCGGGCAATGGTTACGCCTGCGGCAACAAGCACCCAACAACGCATGGCGGCGCTTTTACAGCCCCAAAAACAACAAATGATAGGTGGTGGTGCAGCATCAACTGATGAGGCTATATTGCGCCAACAAAGGGCTTTGGAACAAAAGATTCCTTTGACCAAGGGTGAGCAATTACAAGACTTTAGTCTTTTAAAGCGTGAATCTGACTTGCCTAAAGAAAACCCAGAATTGGCAAAAGGTTTGATTGAATTCAAGCAAGGTCAGAAACAAAGCATTTTGAAACGGTTTGAAGAATTGTCAGAAAAGACTGGCGCTCAATACGCTGATCCAACTGCATACCGAAAAATTGGCGCTTTGGTTGACAATGAAATGGTCAAGCAATTTGATGCCAAAAATCTTAAGGTAGATAACGCTTATCAAGCGGCTAGAGATGCTGGCGAAACCAAACAAGTGGTTGACACTACAAAACTTGATCAATGGCTTGAAACTAATGCAGGCAAAGCTATTTCTGTTCCTGAAATTAAATCAATCAAAGCAGATTTGGCTGCATTGAAAAAAATCAAAAATGGTCAATTAACCATTGACGATGTTGAGGAGTTGTATAAGTCTGCGGGTCAATTGGGTGAGCCGGGCAAGCCATCAGGTTTGTTTATGAAACAAGTTAAAGACGTTATTAACGACATGACCGAGGGCGCAGGTGGTGACTTATACCGAGCTGCTAGAACGCAACGCAAAGAGCTTGCAAATGACTTTGAAAACACTTACCGAGTGGCTAAATTGCTTGGCACAAAAGGCGGCTATAAAGACCGCGCTGTGGCTTTGGACGATGTGTTTTCTCACGTTGTCTTGGATGGCAGTTTGGAAGAAATGCGAACAGTCACCAAATTGCTGAAAAAAGGTGGCCCAGATGGGCAACAAGCATATGCTGAATTGCAAGGCCAAACTGTTCAATATCTCAAAGACCAGCTTACTAAGAACGCAAGTGGTCAGTTATCATTTGCCAAGCTAAAAACAGCAATCGACACGTTGGATCGGGAAGAAAAACTTGCTTATATGTTTGGCAAGCAAGGTCGCCAGACATTGATGGATGTGAGAGACACCATACAAGATGCTTTGATCAAGCCAGAGGGTGCGGTTAATTACTCAAACACTGGCAGCGTGGTGGCAAGATTGTTGGACAAAATGGCAGCGATTAGATTCCCATTGGCAAAATCTGCATCTGATGTTGTTAAAAATCGAGAAATCACCAAACAAGTGGAAGAATCTACAAAATACAATGCACTTGCTGATGCTTTGAAAGGTAAAAAATGAGTTACAACGGTAGCGGCACATTCCAAATAAACACTTCTGGGCAACCAGTAGTTGCAGGCACGGTCATATCCTCGACTGCCTTTAACGCCCTCACAGCGGACTTGGCGACAGGTCTGTCCACGGCTATCACAAAGGACGGTCAGACCACTACAACGGCTCGCATACCGTTTGCCGCAGGTATTTCCTCCACATTGACCACAGACTCATCTAGCACCACCACAGGGTCGATTATTACGGCGGGTGGTGTGGGTATAGCTAAAGCGCTGTATGTGGGTACAACATCGAATTTTGCGGGTGCGGCGACCTTTGGCTCTACCATCACTTATGGCGGCGTGACTTTAAGCGCTGCGGTGACCGGCACGGGCAAGATGGTCTTGGACACTAGCCCCACATTGGTGACACCAGTTTTAGGTGTGGCAACGGCTACAAGCATCAATAAATTAACTTTGACAGCGCCAGCCACATCAGCAACTTTAACGGTGGCTGACGGGGCTAGTTTGGTTACATCAGGCGCATATTCTTTGACGCTGACTACAACTGCATTAACTAACGTCACTTTGCCCACCACAGGCACTTTGGCGACTTTGGCGGGTGCTGAAGCGCTTACCAATAAGACGCTGACAAATCCAACAGTTACCAATTATGTGGAAACTTTGTACGCCATTGGCAACAGTTCCACAGCAGTCACCATTGACCTTGCCAACGGCACTGTGCAGACCGTGACCATGACAGGTAATTGCACATTCACCATGCCCACAGCTACCGCAGGCAAGTCATTCATTCTGATTGTCAGCTCAGGCGCTGGATCGTTTGCTGGCACGTTTACAAGCGTTAAATGGCCTAGCGCAACAGCACCCACACTGACCACCACAGCAAGCAGATGGGACATCCTGACTTTTGTTGCTGATGGTACAAACTGGTACGGTAACTCAGCACAGGCATACGCATAATGTTTGCATCCAAAGACATCTTTTTAAAGTCAAGCGGTGGGGCTTATCAGATTAGCCGTAGTGTGCGTCTTCGTGCGAGTGCGACTGCGTATTTCAATCGGACACCTGCAAGCGCAACCAATCGTCAAATATGGACATGGAGCGCATGGACAAAATTGGGTTCTAAGATTGGGGCCGCTGATGCTTGTATGTTCAATGGAGGCGCAACTAGCAATGATAGAACAGCAGTAGCTTTTGCATCGAATGATAGGCTTCATGTTTACAACGCCACTGGCGGCTCAATAAATGCTCAACTAATTTCAACTGCCAAATACCGTGACCCATCGGCTTGGTATCACATTGTTGTAGCTGTTGACACAACACAAGCCACTTCATCTAATAGAATTAAAATATATGTAAATGGAATACAACTAACTGCTTTTGATGTTGCAACTTACCCATCACAAAATTTAAACACTAGCGTCAACAACAACGTATCTCATACCATAAATACCAACCCGTCAAATGAATATTGGGATGGCTACCTAACCGAAATCAACTTCATTGACGGTCAATCCCTAACACCATCATCCTTTGGCGAAACCAATGCTGTCACTGGTGTATGGCAACCAAAGAAATATGCTGGCACATACGGCACAAATGGCTTCTATCTGAACTTTAGCGACAACTCAGGAGCAACAGCGACTACCATTGGCAAGGACTACAGCGGCAACGGCAACAACTGGACACCGAACAACATCAGCGTGACTGCTGGTGCAACATACGACTCCATGCTGGATGTGCCTACGCCTTATGCTGATGGTGGCAATGGGCGGGGGAACTATTGCGTGTTGAATCCGTTGGCTAGCAGCACTATATACACAATATCTAAAGCTAATCTACAAGTAAGTGGGGCGGCTACATCATCCGCTACACATTATTGTCACGGCACTTTACCTGTATCTACTGGTAAATGGTATTTTGAAGTAACTCCAACAGATGTTGGTGGTGGCCCAAACATATACGTTGGAGTTAAGTTACCAAACACCTCTGTAAACAATGTAGGCGCAATTAATACTATACAAAATGGTTATGGTTATGGTGGTGATGGAACTAAAATAAGTTCTGGCGTAGTGGCATATGGGGCTACTTACACTAACAACGATGTAGTTGGTGTTGCTCTTAATTTAGACGCAGGAACAATTGTTTTTTATAAAAATAACGTGTCTCAAGGAACAGCATTTACAGGATTAACTGGAGAGTTTGTTCCAGTTATAGCTATGTCTGTTGGTGGTACTGCTAGAACTATTGCGGCTGAAGCTAACTTTGGTCAACGCCCATTCACCTACACACCACCCACAGGCTTTGTTGCACTGAACACGCAGAATCTGCCTACGCCTACGATTAGCAATGGTGCTAGTTACATGGCGGCTACTACTTACACAGGCACAGGGTCAGCTTTATCTGTAAGCAACGCAGTCAATGGTATTTCATTCCAGCCTGATTTTGTGTGGACAAAACCAAGAAGCACCGCTGTTGGTCACACACTGTTTGATAGTTTGCGAGGCGTTACAAAGTATTTGCAATCAAATACCACTGGGGCAGAGGGAACAGCTGCAACAAGTTTGACTGCGTTTAACAGCGACGGATTCACCGTAAATTCTGATACCAGCACAGGCGCAAATGGTGTTACCTACATCGGCTGGCAATGGAACGCTGGCGGCTCAACTGTAACCAACACCAGCGGGACAATCTCAGCACAAGTAAGAGCAAACCCCACTGCTGGCTTTAGCGTGGTGACTTATACAGGTAATGGTACTTCTGGTGCTACTGTGGGTCATGGCTTGGGTGTTGCTCCTGCGATGATGATTGTGAAGAACCGATCCAGCGGCACAGAGCCGTGGCGCATTTATCACAAGAACATGGCTGCTTCTCCAGCAACGGTGGCAATGAATTTTGATACTGGCGCAGCGAGTGCTTCATCAACACGATGGAATAACACAGCGCCAACTTCGTCTGTGTTTACGGTTGGAAATGATGCGTCTGTTAATGCAAACACAAATAACTACGTTGCCTACCTATTCGCCGCAGTAGCTGGATACTCTGCATTTGGTAGCTACACAGGCAATGGTTCTGCTGATGGGCCGTTTGTGTACACAGGTTTTAGGCCAAGATTTGTGATGTTTAAAAAATCATCAGCCGCAGAAGATTGGGTAATTTTTGATACTACAAGAAATGCATCTAATCTCACCAACTTACAGCTTTATCCTAATTTGTCAGCAGTAGAAGCTACTGGTGTGACTGGTGTTATAGACATCTTATCTAATGGATTTAAAATTAGAGGAACTTCTGATGCCCTAAACACTAATGGTGGCACATACATATTTATGGCTGTAGCAGAAAACCCATTCAAACTTTCTCTTGCGAGGTAACTCATGTTTTTACTTAACGGCAATCCACTCCCACTCGACACACCCTTTCAGATAGATGGCACAAGTTATCCAGCCAACTGGTTGCGCTTGACCTCTATTGAGGAAAAGAACGCTGTTGGCATCACAGAGGTGGCAGATGTGACTACCACATACGATGACAGATTTTTCTGGAACGTAGATAACCCCAAGCAACTAGATGACCTCACTGTCACACCAGAAGAAGGTGACCCATACACACAGCATGGACTCAAACACCAGTGGATTGCACAGGTCAAAGATACCGCCAACAAATTGCTGGCTCAGTCTGACTGGATGGTGATTCGCAAGGTTGAGCGAAGTGTGGACATACCCGCTGACACTGCGACATACAGGGCGGCAGTGATTACTGAATGCACAAGGCTTGTAACTGCCATTGCTGGCGCTGCCGATGTACCTGCTTTGATTGCCGTTGTAACCGCACAAGGATGGCCCAAATGACACCCGTTGAAGCACGACTAGACACGCACGAAACTGTTTGTGAGTTTCGTTACCAAAGCATCAACGCCCGTTTAAAGCGCATTGAGCAGATATTGATAGGGTCATGTGCCGCCATCATTGGTATGCTGATGACGCTTGTTTTAAAGCTCTAGGAACGTGAAATCGAGCCGATCACGCTGGCGCTCGCTGCAATAGCTGGAATCAAGCAGGGCGTGGCTCTGTACAAGGATGCCAAAGCTGCGGGTACAGACCTTTACAAGATTACCAAAGAAATCTCTGGATTCATTGGGCAATTCTTTGACGCACATGAAGAAGTCAAAAAGGACGTTAAGCGGCAAGAACTTGACCCGCCCAAAACCAAATCAATGAAAGCACAGGCACTAGAAAATGTGTTTCACCAGATTGAATTAGAGCGCCAGTCAGTAGAATTGCGTGAGTTTTTGATCTACCACACAGACCCA